CCAGGATAGCCACCATCGGGAAGCGGTTCAGGTTTTGGGAATCGCATGCGGCAACCGGTGAGGTGCTTTGAGCACTTATCCCGAGACATGTCTGAGGTTGGGCTATCTTTCTCATCGGCCACCGGCCCGCCTGAATAATCACAGCCGTCGCCGCGGTAAACCCATTGGCAAACATCAGCCAGAATGGTTCGCGCCGGTATGATGGCGTTATCGCAGTCGACCGGCGTTGCGAGGTTATAGGTAACAGTTTCGAATGTCTCTTCTGCCATCTCCTCGATGACATAGCGAGATACAGCTTCCATAGTCGGGTCTGCATCAGCATTGCCATTCGGGAAGTTAACCGCGTCCAGATGCTTAACCAGCACCTGCCGGCGCGTTACTACCGCACCTAATGCATCATCGAAATCGTGGTTGATGCCGGTGATGAGTCCGGTGATGTTTGCTACCTTCATCGTCGGGCGCGAATAGGTGCCTTCGGACTTTGTTTCGAACCCTTCAACAGCAATCGGATAGGCTGAGTAAGCACGACCCTGCCAGATGACATCGTTGTAATAGCCGTTTGTTCCTGCATGGAAGCGGATAACATCGCCGCCGAATGACTGAAGGTCCACCTCGAACAGGTCGAGCATCGCGCCAACGCCGGAATCAGTGCTTTCGATGATTAGATTTGATGGAATGTCGCGCACGCAATCCTCCAATAAACCCACCACAAGGTGGAGATATTTTGAATTAAGGTATCGTATGAATTACATATGATAATGTTGTTGCTAATTTGCAGAATTGGACAGTTTATGGTGATAAATAAAATGCTGGGCTTGTTCAAAAAAGATAAATCGGACAGCTATGTGGAATCAGTTCTTAACATTCCTTCTTCGTCAGAGAAATGGCTTCCAGTTTTACAGGTCGCTGTTGGAGGCTTAACGGAAGTTGGCTTTTCCCATAAACAAAATCACTTACTGTTAGTCGTATCATCCTCCGGACGCAGTGTATACAACTGTATTAATGGTGAAAAGCTTGCCAGAGACTACTCTGACCATGCAGATTGGTATTCTCCGTTGAGCCTTATCTGTAAAGGGATTGGCCCTTTATCCCATGAAGATATCTCAATCTCCGGATTATGTGGTGGCGGTTTACCAATGTATAACCGTTATGGGGAAAGTTTAGTCCGCGTAGCGCCGCAATGGCCTCTTGAATTATTAATCTGGTGTCCGAAAAACAAAGATGCTTTAACGGTTGGTCATCAAGATGGCTGTATCAGACTTGCATCGGACCATTTCATTTGTACCGGGTTTTCATGGGATGGTGAGTTTATAGTTTCGGCTACAAGTAGTGATTTCACTGTTTGGTGTAGAAAATAATGCCCCTTGATGCAAATCTTCTTTAACGCGCTACCTGTTCAAATGTTGCCGTTAGTTCATATTGGTTGCCTGTTTTCTTTAATGACCATGCTCGGCATACAAACAGCCGCTGCACGCCGGTATCTGATGGTGTCCAGTAGAACGCCTCTACAGCCATTCTCTCCTTCAGGAAAGCATCGGCCGCCTTAGCTGCGTTGGCGCGGGAACATTTGGCATCGTCGAAGCCAATGAACGTCAGTTGGTACCGTCCCATTAACGGATTGATGCCCTTAACCTGCCGTTGCTCATAACCATCGCCCAGTTTAACTACGGCTATATCAGGCGTGCGGTCGCCCGTGAAGCCCTTTTGAGGGCTCCATGTGAAAGTTTCTGGCATTAAATGCTCCAGTGTATAATCAGGGGGAAACTTACTCTAAAAATGGAATATATATGAGCTCGAATAAAGGTTTACTGATTGACACAATGGCAGCGCATACAGCTATACAGTTCATCATTTCCGTTCTTTCTGATGAGCAGAAAAAGAGACTGGAAAATTTAGTAACTGCAGCATCAGCACTTCCTGCCGAAGCCGAGATTTCTGATGAAATTAAATCCTACATGGAGGAGATGCATCTGAAGGTTCAGGAAATGGTTAAAATTGGCACAGGGAAAACTGATTAACCATAAGCGGCCTGAGAGCCGCTTATTTTTTTCTTGCCTGTAGCATGCCGCCTGGTCGAGTGCTCTGGTCTTTCATTTGATAAAGTGCAACCTGCTTCATCATGCCGACCATTTTATTCATCGTAGCTTCATCTATGCCGTTCGTTGTTTCAATATTGAAGGCGACATTAAAGATGTTACCGCCGCCGGCACTGCCCCCTCCGCCAATATCTCGGTTGCTGATTACCGAACCATTGTCGCCGGGGATCATGTACTGGCTGCCATTGCTGGCTTTGAAGATTTCAGGCTTACCGCCTTCACCTACCCGGTACATGCTGCTGGCGTTGACTGGGCCGCCGTGCTCACGAGCGCCAGCTATTGCCAGTCCCTTTGATGCCGCTAATGCTGTGGTATAGGCGGTAGTCCCCACCGCTGAAGCGCTGCCTAGTGTTGCTATTGACGCGCTCATGGCTGCAGGAGCCCATGCTGCGGTAGCTGCTGTTGCCTGAGCTGCAGTTGATGCCAAAGCAGCTGTTGCAGCCGCCTGCCCCATAATCATGTTTTTGACGTACTGCAGGCCCATTTCCACAAGGCCAGTCACGACGCTGTTCAGGATAGTCGTCCCAATGTTAGCGAACGACTCAGCCAGGCTTTGTGTCCCATTAAGAAGGCCAGTGATCGCATTTGTTGCTCCGCCCTGAAGTGAGTCGATTGCATCGCCCAGCATCTGATTTGCTTGGCTCTGGTTTTCCCATATCTTCCACGCAGCATCGATGCGGGCCTGCTCATACTCAGTATTGGCTGCGTTGATAAGTGCCAGGCCGTTAGCAGTAATAGCGCCTTTCTCAGTTTCGAACTCCTGAATCAGCGCCAGTTTGCGGGCATTCTCATTTGCGAGAGCCTGAACCGGATCTATGGCTCCTTGTGCATCCTGAGTAGGTGAAACTCCTGCAGCTGTTTCGGTACGGATCTTTGCAAGGTTAACCTGGTGTTGCGCCTCAAGTTGCTCTGATGTGGCGTTGTACTGCTGCTGGCTTATCTTTTTCGCTGATAATGCAGTCTGAAGATCAGCTACATCTTGCTTATAGCTGGCATCTTCCTTGGCTTCTGGGAGAAGTTTCTCAGCTGCCGCCTGCGCCCGGATTGCGTTGCCGGTATCCCACTTAGCTGCGGCATATTGCCCAGCAAGCCTGATATCGTTCTGCGTAGCCGCACTACCCAATGACTGTTGAGCTGTGAGGATTGCCTGCTCTCTGCTGAGTTCGCGAGTTGAATCGCCAGCCAGCTCTGACTGCTGCTTCAGATTAGCCAGTTTCTGCGCTATTGACTCAGCCTGAGTCTCAGCTTTCTTACCGGCAGCCAGACCGTCCTTCGTTTCTTTATTCCTGGCTGCCTCTGCTGCCTGAAGGTCGTATTGCGCTCCAGCTAATTGGCCTGCTGCATTTACCTGATTCTGGTTGCCGCCTTTATCTCCGGCCTCCATGCGGGCTTTAGTAACTGCGCGGAGGCGCTTGTCAGTGATGGCGAGCAGCGTATTTTCATCTTCCAGATCTTTGTTATATTCATCAGCTTTATCGCTGCGGGGTATTTCCAGACTGGTAGAGTTGAACTTATCCTTTGCGCGACTGGCAAAGTCTATTGCGTGGCCGAATTGATTCATCAGCCCGCTAGCCACGCCAGCAGCGTCACCGTCACGCTTCAGTAAGTCGATTCCCTGAGCAAAAGTGCCATTCATCTGAGCGCGGAGTATGCCCGTTTTACTGACGGTCTGGCTGAGCTTTTCTTGTGCTGATTCGTTCTGCGCCAGCAACTGAGTGTGCTCACTCTGAACATCAGCCAACTCAGAGAGCGTGACTTTATAGAGAAGGCTTCCCTCTTCAAGAGATCCGAGAGTACGACGGAGCCGCGACTGCTGAAGTTCGTTAGCCTCAAGTGTCGACTGATTGTCTTTTAACGCATCAACTTGAGCACGGATTGACTTGCTGGCGTTGTCGATTTCAGCAGCAAGCTGAACCTGACTCATGCTTTTCATTTTGGCAATGACGCCATCGAGCTTGTCAGCAAAGTCGATGCTTTCCTGCCGCGCCTGCTGCATCTTCTGATAGAAGTAGAAGATTCCCGCCGCTGCAATAACGGCCGCACCAACCGGTCCTCCAATAAGGGCGAGGGCGCCACTGGCAAGAGACTTGATCGTGGTTGTGGCAGTCACTGCTGCAGTTGTAGCTGTTCGCGTTGCGGCAGCCTGAGCAATCTGGGACTCTGCATATGCAGCAGATCGCTGGATAGCCACTGACTTTACGGCATTGAGATTTTGCAGGGCTAAGCCCTCTGCTGAAGAGCCTTTTGCAACGTTGTACTCAGCCTGAGCCAGTGCAAGCGAAGACAGAGCGGCTTCTTTATCCAGCAGTGCCTTTCTGGCGACTACAGTGGCTGCTGTGGCTGTGGCTGCGGTGGATTGCGCGGTAGAAACTGCCTGAGCTCTGGCGGCTAATGCGTCATCCACTCTTGCTTTGGTTGCCATTGCAAGCGCGCCGGTAAACCTACCGCCAAAAATTACTGCTGCGGCAGCAACCACGTTAGCAACCACATCCAGATTCTCACTTAAAGAAATGACGCCCTGGTTAAAAATCCTGATTGACGTGCTGACGCTGGAACTTTCGCCGACAAATTTAGTGATGTTATTTGTGGCAACTGTGAATGCCTGCCCCATGGTCAATGCGGTGTTGGCAAATTCCTTCGCAATGGCATCACTTTGCTTCAGCAGGCCATTGACCACTACCTCTGTCGTCAGCTTGCCCTGTGCGGCCATGCCACGAAGCTGACCAATAGTCACGCCCAGAGAATCAGCCAATGCAACAGCCAGTCGACTGCCGTTTTCAGAAATTGAGTTGAATTCTTCGCCGCGGAGAACGCCAGATGCAAGCGCCTGAGACAGCTGCGTCATGGTGGAGCTGGCTTCTTCAGTTGTTGCGCCAGATACGGTAAGACCCTTGTTGATGGTCGTCGTAAGCTTAATCAGGTCGGCTGTGCTGGTTCCTGCGCTCCTTGTAGATCGCTCAATGCGTCCATAAAGGGTTGCCGTTGCTTCCAGGCTAGACCTTGTATCCTGAGAAACATTGAAGACTCGCTGTGTAACATCCGCTAGCTGCTCATTAGCGCGAACGGAGTTGGCGAGCTTGTTGTTTACCGTGACCCATGCATTGCCGTATTCGGCAATCTGCTGCACGGAGATAGCAGCTGCTAAAGCTGAGGCGACTTTAGTAAGCGAGGAAAATGATTTCTCTGCATTCCCAACAGATTTGGCAGTGCTATTAAAGCCTTGGTCGAGCTTGTTGAGGCGATCATTTACCTGCCGCTGCCCTTCGATAAGCCTGGCGACATTCATTTCAATCTCATAAACGATGTTGCCAACCTGCTGCTCACCTGCCATTCGCTTTTCTCCGGGCGTAAAAAAACCCCGCCGGAGCGAGGTTTGTGATGTTAATTTCTTTTAGAAGTAACCATTGTCCCTGCAAGTCATTATCGTCGCTTGCGCATCAGTATCACTACCGCCCAATGCTATTATTCCCGCTCCAGTAGGCCTGCCTTTTTTATCATGCGTAATCATTGCCATAAATGGAGAGTCACCTACATAGCCGCCATAAGAGTTTTTCGAGTTAACGAGCCCGCAGTAGGCCCCCTTCCCATTTGAAACATAATATGAGTGTTTAAATTTGGCGCTATCTGGGTCTTTTAAGCGATCTCTAACTGCCCGCTCAACGAAGGTTCTTTCTGCTTGAGTAATACTTCTCTTTTCCCACTGCTTTGGATTTTTGCTTTCAATTGAAGCGGCGCTATACGACTTTACTAAAGAGCATTCTGCCCACTGCTCGGTGGATTTCGCGATGGTATCCGAAACTGCAAAGCTCTTAAAATCTTGACTCATTACATATGATTTACTTGCATCTGAAACTCTCCAGACCGTTTTCATGTCGTCTTTCATTTGCGGGCTCAAGAGATAAGTGCCATTAGGTCTATAAACCTTCATCGCACCATTATCCACTTCAACCTTTGCGGCTTCCCTGCCTATCATTGGCCCCATTTTGCCGTTGTTTACAGCCGCCTTAGAGTAGATACAATTAAACGTATCCGCAGCAAAAGCCCCAAGTGGCATCATGGAAAAAACCAGAATTAAAAGCTTCTTCATATCCCTATCCCCAAAGTAAATGATGGGATAAATCCTAGCCGGGATGTATCGCAATGGAAAGCAACAAAGCTATGGAGTTGGTGTTATGACGACTTCGCCACCCTCCTCGCCTTTTTAGCAAGGTAATCATCTGCAACCTGATCGTACTCTTCTCGAGTAAACCCCTTCTGGTCAGGGTATTTAGCTGCAAGCATGTGCTGAAACTCGGTCATCGTTAATTGCTCGGCTTCTGAGCGAGTCATGTTGAAGTGATTACGGGCTGCACTGACGTAGTCGAAGGCGTTGAACTCTGTCGTCGCTTTGCCGCTTTCATGGCGTTGTAGCTGGCGAACCTTGGCCTTACCGATGATGCCATGCGTTATCAGGGACTGAGCGATTAACAGCAGCTCAAAATCACCCATCACGCCCACGCGCCGCTTAATAGTCCTGCCTTTGGCTCTTGCCGGGCGGAACTCACCGATAAGAGCCGATAAATCGTTTTCGCAGCAGGCTTCCATCATAGTCATGGCAGCCATGAGCGCCTTCTTTCCGTAACTGCTGCTGCGGATATGCTCGATTAGCCAAGCTGGAACGTGACCATATGCTGCTGTAGCTCGTTCAATAAGCGGCGTCAGCTCATCGTGGTGCAGGTCTGCAAATGCCTGGACAATCTCCTGTGGCTCGCCGATTCTGCTCATGGCAGCGAATGACGGACGGAAAAAATATTCATCTTCACCAGCAGTAATAAGGCATTCACCAATCTCTTTATACGGCATCATATAAATTTTGCCCATAAAAAACCCCGCAATTAGCGGGGCTTATGAAAATGAAGCTACTTAGGATAGTAGTGTCTGGCCTGAACCTAACGCAACAAATGCACCATTGTTACTGAAGTTTTGGATCGACTCGTAAAAACTGATTTCTTGGATTTTATTTTTGAAGATTTTCATTATTTAGCTCCTTCTGGATTGGTGGATTGCTGAGCAATTAGCTTGTTCTTTTTATAACCAGCGATGTAACTGATTGAAAATAGAATGCCTGCTGCGAATAGGGGGAGAATTGAACTCCCGACACCACCTAGCCTAAAGAACTTCACTTTCCCCTTGATGGTAACAATTCGCATTGCCCTTGTCAAACATCTTAGCAATCAAAGCTGTTGAAGCGCGGGCACAGTAATGCCCGCTGGATTATCAGCTTGTGACAGAAACCGCGCAGGTGCCGGTAAAGTTGCCGTCATTCGACTTGAAGGTGATGGTTGCTGTGCCGGCGGCCACACCAGTTACCAGACCGGTACTGCTGACGGTTGCTTTCGTAGCATCTGAGGTTGTCCACGTGCCGGATTTGTCAGTTGCATCAGCTGGTAACACGGTGCCGGTCAGCTGGCGAGTTGCACCAACTACGACTGAGGTAGTTGCTGGAGTCACGGTAACGCCTGTAGCAGGAATGCTGTCATCCGTATCGACCACCTGAATGGTATCGGCTGCTGCCACCTTAAACTCCGTAGAGAAGGTGATGATGTCGTTAGTACCACCGTCCGAACTTAGTGCGTTGATCAGCATGTAGCCCATGAACGTGACCGGGCCGAACTCCATACGAACCCACAGGGTGGGCTGGCGTGCTGCCTGAATCTCAGTGTTGAAATACTTAATCAGGCGACCAACTCCATACTGGTCCAGCTTATCGTTTCGGCGCACCTCACCCTCAAATGAAATGGTGAAATCAGCGTTTGTAACGATATTCTCTACATAGCCTTTTGTATCATCGGCATCTGACGTCACGCTGTTGGGCGAGAAGTCGAAGCCTTTGCTGGTGCCTGCCGCAAGCGCTTTCCACTCTGACTCTTGCGGTACTGCATCGGCGCAACCATCCGCTACTTCGAGCACAATGGCGCGGCCAAACAACTTTGTGTTGTCTGTTGGGCAATTTGCTGCCATGGGTAATTCCTCTTTTGATTAACTTTCGCCGTAAGAACAGGCAAATTGCAGGCGCCAGACCATACGCCCCTCTGCGGTGGGGATTGGTGATGGTATGCCACCCATATTGGTGATTTGGCCGACACAGGGGTCGCTGATGGGGTTTTGTTGCACGTAGTCGATGATGGCTTGCACGTCAGACTCTGACTTTGCGTAATCTCCTGCAGACTTGCCGGTGATCAGGTCAGCGAGCACGTAATAATCCGAGCCAGAATCTCTGTCTACCGGAGTGCCGCCGTTTGGACGGAACACGATGAAGCGCTGTTTCAGATCACCTGTATCAGTCCAAATGAGTGACTGAATCGAGTAACCGGAAGTCAGCCCGGCACCGATAAGAAGATTTTTAACGCGCTGATGCATTGGAGGATTCACAGGCTCATCTCCTTTTTAATGGTACGGTCAATGAGGTCGCGAGTATCCTCGAAGCCTTTGGTCAAAAACGCCTTCTGGGCTGTCGCCCGGCGGAAGGTCTGAGGCACGTTAGGGTCATGAACGTAAACCGCATAGTTAGCTGAGTAGCCAACCCTCCCGGTTAGACGCGTGCCTTTGATGTCGAGCTCTCGATACTGGCTGTTGATGAGCGTGGATGTGTCGATAGGCGTGTACATCGCCGCCTGTGAAGAACCGATGATTAATGCGCTTTGAATGGCCCTGACTGCCTTTCTGCCCTGAATGTCGCCAATCAGCGCGTTGAGATTCTGCTGAGCCTGCCGGATGCCTTTTACTTTCACACCCATATCAGCCTCCAGTCAGAATCGCATAATCATCAGTCAGCCGCTCAAAGGTGTCTGCATAGCGAATTGCCTGCATCACCTCATCAGCACCCGCTGCGATCGGGTCTGGATTGCCCGAAGCACCAATCAGGATGTAATCACCGGTATCTGCCAGTGCGTACTCCGTCCATATAGTGTTCTTGACCACCTTCTCGCCGCCTATCGCTCCTAACCGCTTACTCAGCCCACCCTGATAGTCGCATGCAATTATCAGCGGTTCAGACCAGCCAAGAGAATCGCCGTACTCATCCAGCCCCAAAGGCTTCCAGATGGTCGCCTGAGCCGTATATGACCAACTGGCTAAAGATGACATGTCATTCCCTCCAGCTGATTACAGTGGGCTTTTCAGCAGCGATACGCTTGCAGTTGAACACCCACTCACCAGCGCTATTCACGTAGCCGGTGGTTTCCCGTCCGGTAGACGTTTTCAGCCAGACGCGATCGTATGGTTTAGGCGGTGATGATGGAGGTTGCCAGCTCATTTCCGGCCCCCGCACATGCACCCGCCTTTAGCTACCCACAGCCCAGCAAATGCCTGCTGAGTAGGGTCGGCGGGAATCAATGCAGTGGCACACCCGTTTTTGTCCAGGCCACGCAGAAGGCCAAGCGAACCCTTCCACCGATCCGAAAATGAGCCATAGAGGAATGACCTCGACGCACCAGATGGGGCTGACTGAGAGCTGATATATTTATCGCCCTGCCCCAGCCCCATCAGTCCTAACAGGTACATCTGAATTAGTAACGCAGTAGCTGTCGGGTAGTTAGCATCCAGACATTCCTGAATGCTGTTTGCCTGCTCAACTAGCGCCGTGAGAATGAAATCTGGCAGCGTAATACCCTGGCTCACCAGATACTCTTTTGCCTGCTCCTGGGTAACCATGAATACCTCTCAGCCCTGCCGGAACAGGGCATAAAAAAACCGCCAGCGCGGCGGTCGTTATTCAGCAGATGGGAAAAGTTTTTCCAGCTCACCTTCTGGCAGCAGCTCTGCCAGCTTGTCAGCGCCTAATGTGCCTTTGAACTCGACCCCCAACTCCGTCAGGCGCGCTGCGATTTTCTCTTTACGCACTTGCTTATCGGAGGTGCCATCTGGAGTAGCCGGTACCAGCTGCGCAGAAGCTTTTTCCGAAATCTTGCGTAGGTGAGATTTCAGCGATGGATGAACCTTTTCAAGCTGCACAACATCACCCGTTGCCACGCCGTGCCACGGCTTAATTACTTCGTATTTCTCAGCCATGATTGCTCCTTATGCGAGGTTCGCGCCGTAGACCACACCGGATAGGCCTTCGCCGTCCTTCTTAATCTGCAAGCCTTCCGCAGACATGATCTGGAAGTTGTAGTTGCTCTGCGGCATTGGGCGCGGCAGTGGAACAACACCGACCGCCATGCCAACCAGCGGCGAGATAACATCCTGACGGCGCTCATAGGCGATGAACTCATTGCCTGACAGCGCATAAGTCATCTGGATAGACTTAACCGGGATGAACTTGCTGATCGCATCCAGCACTGTGCCGCTCAGAATTGCATTTGTGCCGGTGTTAATGTCTACCAGGTAAGGCTTCGCCATGTTCGCCCAGATTTCAGGGCTGACCCACATCTTGTCGTATGCGGTCACTTTGTTCGTGCGCGCATTGATACCGAATGGGCCGGTTGGACCGAAGAATGCAAGCAGTTGCGCCGGGGTCGCTGTGGTCAGATTGATATTCGCGCCGCCCGCGCCGCTACCCAGGTTGATTTTCTGAGTGTTGCGGTGGTTCTTCATGCCCTGCGCTTTGTAGCCATCAACTGAGATGGATTCATTGCCGTTCAGGTAGAAGTCGACGCGCTTTTTGTGGAACTTGCGCATCTTGGCAGCCTGAGAGTCCAGCGCCAGATCGATGCCGACAGTGCTCAGGCCTGCAGCATGACGCCAGTTAACGCCATAACCTGCGGTGAACACCGGGATCGGGTCGCCGTCTGAACCGAACTCGGTATGGTCGAAGGAGTACGGCGCCTGACCATCGATGCTGATTGATACGTCATCGGCAATATCGCCAGACACGTTATACAGCTTCGCGGTTTTGCCGATTGGCAGAACGGTCTGCACGCCCATCAGGTCATTGACGATTTCCATCCCAATTTCCTGATCTCGCATCTGGATAATCTGGCGGTCAATCTCAGCCCAGAATTCGCGAGTGAAGCCGCCGATGGCATTCGCTGCCAGCATTTCATGCGTCATGCGCGTGCGGAACGCGTTGACCATCATGTCGTGCTGAGCGTTGAAGATGTCACGGTTCGCCCACAGCTCGTTCCAGTGTCCGCGCAGTCGGCTGTTAGCAGCCAGTGTTTCAGCGGTAAAATACATTCTTATTCTCCTGATTAAGCGCCAGCAGCTGCGGCAACGGTGCCGACGCGCATACGCACGCGGATAAAGTCGGTAGAGCTTGCGGCGATAGTTGCTTCATCCTGGCTGTAGCCGATTACCGAATCGGTATCAGATGTCGCTTTGGTAAACTGACCGTTCGAGCCAAGCTTGATCGGGGCGTCTTTGCCGTAGGTGCCTGCAGCACACAGGAGTGCCAGCTCGCGACCTTCTTCCACGTAGTTACCTACAGCGGAGTCGCCAGCCGGGACTGCTTCAGTGATTTTCAGGCCCTGATGGTAGGCAACATCAATGATGTAGAGACGACCGGCCAGCGCGGTAGCCTGCGCAAACTCATTGTCGTCGTTGATGACAGCCGCAGTACCCGGCAGCAGAGCTGCAGCAGTAACGCGAGTTTCGGTCTTGTACAGAGACTGACCGTCGATGTTAACGCGACGATAACGTGCCATTACGCATCACCTCCGAAGTAAGCAGCCGGATCCGGTGCGCCGGTCACTGGTGGGTTTTTGGCGGAGTTGGTACCCAGTGGGGCAGCTTCGCCAAGTGATTTGAACATCGCTTCCAGCGCCTCACCTGATAATGCGTTAGCCACGATTTCACCGTGGACTGCAGATACAGCATCACGCTTGATTTTCTCTTCAGCGCGGGAGTTAGCGGTCAGGGAGTCGGAAAGTGTTTTCTGATTGGCCTGAATGCCTGCCAGCGCTTCGGTAATTGGCTTCAGTGACGCCTCGTTGTTAGCAGCGATTGCGCCGCTGACGATAGTGCCAATCTGTTCCAGTTCTTCTTTGGTTAAAGGCATATCGCCCTCCGTTTGGTGGTTTTTTGCAGGAGCATCCTGCGGCGTAAAAAGGGATTTAACTTTGTTAGCTACGATGGCGACCCATGATTCTTGGCGGGTAACTTTAGAGCCGGTATCGTCAAAGGTGATCTTGCCGCCTTCAGTGGTGTAACCGTAAACCTGCGCATCGCCCCCATTGCGGATGACTATCGCCTGAGAATCGGTGAAGTCAGCAATCCACGCGTAATCGTCCGGGCCCGTTGCAAACTTATCGCGGGCGGCCTGCTCTAGACGTCGTTCGCGTTCGCGGTATGACTCTCCAATCAGCGCGCCAGAATTAGCCTGAAGCGTTTTAGCCTGGTCAGCGTTAACCATCAGGCCAACACCCTGCTCTGGCTGTGCAGCACCCACCTCATGGAGCAGGATGGCGTCATGGTCCATCGCGTTAATCTTCGCGACCCACTCGATGCCCTGTGCCTTCTGTTCAGTATTGGCTTCCAGTTGCTCAAGGAAAACGGCAACGCTGGTGTGGATCGGCGGAACATCATCACCGCGTTCAATGGCGGATACGCGCTCAAGAAGTTCTCGACCGCCTTCACTCTGGTTGGCAACTGTGGTGTCGACCCATTTTTCCGCATATACGCGGTTTCCGGATTTCTTCACGTTGCGGTTCCACGCACCGATGTGACCGGCGTTGATGCCCTCAGGTGAGAAAGCTGAGACAAATTGGCCGTTAACCGTCGGATGCCCAAGCGGTGCAAGCGTGCCGTCCAGCCCCTGATAATGAGCGTCAATTTCCGATGCTGAATAAAGCCCGCCGTTCATCACAACGTTGGCCGGCAGCGTGTAACTCGGCAGAACCAGATGTTCACGACCGTTGTAAGTTTCACGGCGAATAGCCTGACTGTTCACCCTGGTGGTGACGTTTACCTGCATAGTCATGGTTATCTCTCAATTAAGCCGCGTGCTTAAGGTCGCAGCAGTGATGTGATTTGTTGGTTGCCATCCGCTTGCCCCATGTCTGGGTAAACTCTTTTTTGGCGATATCGATTACAGAGGAATTGAGCGGCACGCCCTTCTCATCAACCAGCACAGTGACCTGAGAGCATTTGCAGTTGATCGCATTGCCGTTGATGCTGTACCAGTCGCGGACATCTTCTGAGGTGTAAAGTTTGCCGTGACGCAGAGCGTGCGTCTGGCGGGTCGTGGGACTCAATGCTGACAGGTGCAGCAGCATGACATTCAGCCCGAGATCATCACTGGCTGAGTCATGCTCATCCCAGCGTGCACGGCGTAACGCCGTTGTTATCTCGGTTCGGGCGATGCGGTTAGCGCGCCCCTGTTCAATGCCAATCTGATCACGTATGCGTCTGGCGACTTCTTTCGGGTTCTGGCCCCGACCAATGCCGTCAGTCAGCACCCGTGACAGGCTCTGCTCAACATCAGCCGATAGGCCCTTCATCTCTTCAAACGTGCGCGCCCTGACAAGCACCAGGCGGTTTTGATACGCATCACTGAGAAGGATATCCTGCACGCTACCGCGATACGCCTCATAGGTTGCAGATTGCTGAGCGAGATTGGCAAACTCCTGCGCCGTGCCGCGCTGATACGATGGCGATACGTAGTCCTGAAACAGCCACGGATTAAACTCACCACCCTGCAGCAGGATTTCATCAACGAGTGAATCGCCGTTCTGCAAGAGCATCGAAAGCAAGGTCGGGTCTAACTGGAAGGTGTATCGCTGGTTTACTGCGGGTTCTGCCGGAATCCGATTGAGCAGTTCGATGTATTGCGCGCCTATTTGCTTCAAGCGCTTCGCATAATCACGCATCGCGCCGCGTTCAAGCCGATCTACGCCGGTAGGGTCGAGCTTGTTAGCCGGCAGTATCGCTGGCTTCGGTTTCCTTTTCAGTTTCGCCATCTTCCTCGCCCTCCGGTAGTGGCTCACTGCCGCCTGGCTCATATCCTGCGGCCACGCGAATCTCATCAACCGTAAATACCTGCTCGCCAGATGCCAGCGATGTCTGGTTGATATTGCTCATCTTCACCGCGCTATCCAGCTTGTCAGATGGTGACTGCTCGTTGAGCTCATCCCACACGATGCTGAACTTAGCGACCGGCTTGATGATCTGCAGATAGGTGAGCTTGTCGACCATATCCTCTGCATCGAATGACAGGTCGCCACGACGAGACTGGCAGCGGCCATTAAAGTAAATCTGGTCTTCTGTGCTGGCACGCTCACCTGACTGATTGCCGACGATGATGCGAGAAGGCATATCAACTGATGAGCTGAATGTCTTCAGGTTGACGTCATAAGTTGGTGATGGGTCAGAAACCGCATTGACCATTGAGGTAACCTGAGCGCCCTGTGTGATTAGCAGCGTGTCGTTGCCGCGGTTAATCTCGCGTGCGGCTTCGTTATAGCGCTCCTGCAGCTCCTCAACCGTCACGCCGTACATGGAGGCCAGATTGTTGAAATCGACCTCTTTGTCGAAGTTGATATTCTGCTGACGGGCAGCGTTTTTGAGGAATGACTCTCCTGAGCCACCTTCGACTTTCTCTAGGCTCACGCAGGCGTTGTACCCCGGCTCAAGGAAGCCGATAGCATCCTCTGACATGTCGCCGATAATCAGCACGCGGTCTGGATGGATCTTGCGTTGCGCGGTGCTGCCATCAGTAAGCGATTCGGTGTACTGCCACATGGTTATGGTGCCGGAATTGTCACGGCTGCCAACTTTTAGCGCGCTGGCCCATACCGGTGTAATCTTCTGCAGCGCCTTTCCTTTGACGACTGGCTCATCCCATTTCCTGCTGTCTTTAACGTGCAGCAGGATGCCAGCCCAGCGGCCAACCAATCGTCGTTTGTCAGCTTCAGCAAATGCTCGCCAGAATCGATGGGTGAACACCTGATTACTGGTCTTCTCCCATGCAGTCAGGTCACGTGATTCGTCAGACGGCTCACCCTCGATCACCTGAGGGTTAGTTTTCCAGCAGTTTGAAACCAGTTTATTAACCGCGCCGTGAGCAATACCGCCGCGACGGTAGAGTTTGTGCAGGTCATCGAATGTCAGGTCTTCTTTGAAGCCGTATTCGCACCATGCGCTCTCACGCTTCACATCCAGCCCCATGCCGGGATTGAACGCCATAGCGCGCACACGGGCAAGCCTGACGTCATTCAGCGCGTGATTGACGGCTAGTGATAGTTTGTCAGTCATGGTTTGTCCGTTGGTTTGTTATCTGCCTTGCAGGCGCTTGGGAAGCAGCATTCCAGCCATCTGGCCTTTACGTTTGATGTGACCGTCCAAGCCATAGCGAATACCATCCCAGCAGTGCTCGAAGCCGTCAGCTAGCTTAGGAAGCACCTCGCCTGTGATGCGATCAGTTTTGTACGACCACATGCGGGCTTCAATCGCGACGTTCTTGCAACGTGGATGGATAATGATTTCATCAAAGCCGCGTAGGTGAGCTATGCCATCCTCAATGCTGCCCTGCCACTTCTCTGCAGCTGAGATATTAAATCCCTGACGCTTCAGATAGCTGATAGTTTCTGGCCGGGCTGAATCAGCTTTGATAGGCCATTCACGTGAGCCGGGTATCGTGTCGTAAAGCGCTGGCATGTGGTCCAGTTCGGTCTGCTGTCCGTATGCCTCGTACTCGATATAGAGCCGATTATGCAGAATGAATGAGCGCGTTAACGTGTTCGGGTCTTTTGCAAAACCGAAGTCAGCTCCGAAGAATAAGCGTTCAGCCTCTCTCCACAGGCTATCCGAGAACTCAGCGATCCGGTATTTACCGGCCAGCACCTGCTTATCGGAGTTTTCGAGGTAAGCACCCTCCCACACCCAGGCATAAGTTGCCGGGTCGAGGCGGCGCTGATCGTTCAGGCGCTCACCCTCCAGCACATCAGGGAACCAGGGGTTATCCGTGTAATTCATCTCAACGGTAATGCAGTCGTCGCCAGCCTCTTTGCGGAAACGTTTGTCAGTGGCGCTACCATCGCGCTCCGGGTTCCATGTCACCCAAATCTCTGAGCCTTCTTCACGGACTGTCGGGCTAAGTTTCTGCCAGGCGATCTCGCTCACCGATTCCGCTTCATCCACCCAGCAGAGAAGGATGCGAGCTTTCGACTTGATGCTGTCGAGGTTATGACGCAGGCCTGCGAAGACATACGTCACCGACTTGTCGATGGTGCGAATGTACTTCTCGCCAATATCGAAGTTAGAGGCCAGCCACGGAACCGATAGGATCGCCTGCTTCACTTCCTGCATGCTCGACTCTTCGAGTGAGTTCATAAACTCACGTGCGCAGAGGATTACGCCGCTCTCTCCATTCATCATTGACTGATACGCCTTCACGGCTGTCATCAAGGAAAACGTGCGCGTCTTTGCACTGCCGCGCCCACCATGTGAGCAGCGATAGCGCTTACCGAATGTAGTGAACAGTGGTGCAAGCTTGGCAGGGATTGGGAGCTGAACGGCATCACTCATGATTTGGGCTCAACAGGCAGCAACTGGATAGTTGTAGGCTTGGTCGCCATCGTGCCATCAGATGATCTGTGGTCGATTTCCTGGCTGACTTTGTCGCCGTACTTCTTCGGGTTCATTCGGGCTAGCGCCCACTTGCGAGTATCAATGCGAAGGCGTGCTTTGCCAACCGCTGCGGCCTCTTCTGCAACGCTGTCCGCTATATCGAACATTTCTTCGAAAATGGCGTCAGCGCGTGTCTCTGTGGCTTTCGCGTATTGGTCTCTAAACTCTTCATGTTGTGCCAGCCAGCGGAATACAGTTGCCTTTGCGGGCATCCCCGGTCGTTCACAAACTTTACGCAGGCTTTCACCATCGGCAAGCTGTGAACAGATGTCAGCAGCCACCTCTGGTAGATAATCAGAAGAGCGGCCATTTTTAGCTTTGGTCGCCATAGGTTTTCCTTTAGTTTTTGAACAAATCGATCAATATTATCGATAGAGCTTTTTGGAAGCTGCGAAGGTGACGTCATTCATATAATGAAAAATGTAATAACGATTGGGCTATTCTGGTGGCCATTAATCCCAAAAACACTATCAATGTTGAATGAAACCATCCAAGCGAGGAATATCGCCATGAAAAAGACCATCAAGAAGCGCCAGGTTATCTACCGTAAGATGTTTGACCTAAATAATGATGCGACTTTGATTGACGTCATGCTTTTCAGCCTTGGAAGTTGGGCTGCGTTCCCACTTCCAAAGTGCTCTACTCAGTCTTAACCCCAACCCTATCAGCTATACATCTGCCGCTTGCGTGGCGTTTATATCGATGAGGTACTCGCGACAGAACATCTCTTGTTTGTCGTTGAGTGCCATTTTAAGATCCTCTAAGGAAATTTTTATGAGTGAAGAGTTCAAAACTGGAGATATTGTTAAATTAAAGTCAGGGGGGCCGGATATGACTATTAAGTCATTTTCATCAACTCAAGGTAACTCATTCATTTGCCAATGGTTTGCTGGTAAAAAACTTGAACAAGGCTTTTTCAAACCTGATTCACTTGAGCGCGCATCCCCAAAGTAATTAACCCAAACGCAATCACCCTAACTGTCGATGACGCTTCATCTTGGATGATGAAGGTTTTATCAAACAACAGATGCCTTTATCAGCAGGATGTTGTCGATCATTTGATTAGGACAGATAACGAGCAATTGCTTAAAGAAAATGCAGATGGAAATCTCGCATTGTCTAACCCTGTCATTAATCAATTCCGTAAAGATAGCGGTGCCGGTGTAGTTTGGGTTAAGCCTGATAAGTATTGGCGTTACCGCGTCCCCGAAGATGAAGATGGGCGTGAGGCGCGAGGTTAACAACCTTGGCGGCCAGTTTTAGCCTTGGTCGCCATAAAATCCTCAAGTTTTTTTGATTTTGTCGATCAACTAATCTCCAAACCAAAAGAGGTTAATATGAAAAAAATTGTCCACTGGTCAGAATTGGATGCTGAGATTAATTCCCGGGGGATTAGAGGGCTATCAATAAGCAACGGACAGCATTTGATCAATTCTGACGGCATGGTAATAGGCTATGTATCAACCCCTATAGGCGAGGAGCCTTCATGGGTTTTCTATGATGAACCTGCCTATGAGGCTGGTGACACATTAATCGCCAGCTCAATTCGAGTCTCCAGAAAGTCGCTTTCTGAAGCTATTTTTCAAGCATCCACGGTTATGACTCCCCCTTTCAGAAGATCATCAGAATTAGTTGCTTTACTACAAAAGCATATACAATTAGAAAATAAGTAATCCTTACGCGGTTAGAAGCCACTAACCGCGGTTTCTAAGCAGGATTAATTCAATGGTTAACCAATAAAAAACCGCCCGGAGGCGGCTGATTTTAAGGTTCTTCTCGTCGCTTTATTTCGGCTTCGATTGCTCTGTCGCTTCTTTCTCTTTCGCGCTGAGCTTCTTCAGAATCAAATTCCGGGATATCTTCCCAGCCATCTTTGTTCGTTTTAATAGCCATGTGATCTCCTTTCTTATGGGAGTAACATATCATCATCAGGCGCACTCGTAAATGCGCCTTGTGATGGTCACAAAAAAGCCCCCGTTAGGAGGCTTTAAAATTTATGACTTGAAGCCACGCTTACCGTGGGCTTTACGCCATGCTTTAACAGCGGCGACAATCTTGACAGGAGTTGCGTCTTTATCTGCGCTGTAAAAGATCAGGTCAGAACCTTCAGGATGCTCACTCACCGAAATGAAGTTTTCCAGCAACTTGTCCTGATGAGCTTCGCCGCCATTAGCGCTGCAGATTTCACTCACAAGCTGGGTAAACTCGGCTTCCGTGTAATCTTGAAAACTAGGTTTCAGCTTCATTACTGATGTCCTCCTTTTCGGTGAAAATCATCTTACTCCTTTTGCACCTACATGCGATCAATCTTGAACACACTATAAGTCTTTACGCATAGGTATAACCAAGCGACAGCTGATTGAGCAACATCTATAAGATTCCATCCAATTCTGGCTACACACTCTTTTAAGAGTCAGTGCGCACTTGGCTTGATTTCAAAACTTCTCGCTGTTTATCAGACTTACGATTTAGAATAAAAAACCCGCCAAAGCGGGTTTATATTTTTTGATAACAAGGGGCAAACATCACTTCCCTATGCGATAGTGCAATGCGTTAATCTCTGGGACGTCAGCAGGCTTCACAGGGAACTTCATTTTCGCAAAATTGTTCAGAATACTACTAACAACCCTTTGGCACTTAGATGGGTCGTTATTTTCATCAGCCCAGAATCGTACAGGCTTGCTCTCTCCGTGTCGCTGCTGAACATATACAGTGCATTCACCACCGTCAGAAAGGTCTGCTTTCATTAGTTTATACGTTTGTACATCAACTGTGCCGACTTGGTTTATATACTTCTGAGTGTTGCTATTAACCTCACTCGCATGCTTGTTAGGGTTGCTTGTAACTCCCCCCGTATGCTTAGCCTGACACCCAACAAGCGCCACTACCGCCAGCGCAAATAGTATTTTTTTCATCGCTTACTCCCTGTTGAATAGTAAGCATCTTATATCACATTGTTACATTGCATGACACGGATCTGTTAAAGGCTGCGGCAAACTTGTTTTCACAATGTTTCTTCATTAAAAAACCGCCCGCAGGCGGCTTAGTTATTCCTGCTCTGCTAGTGCAGAAGCGAAGTGCAGGACCATATCTGCTTGCTCTTGGTTCGCAGTTTGGTTTTGCGGTGTGAAGCTAAAGAAACCATTCGGCCTTTCTTTGTAATGAAAGTTGAAAATTACACCAGACGCAAGCGTGAACTTAATGCCATGGTCAATTCTCGTTTCTACCGCATAGAAAGGAGGAGACTTCAAATAATTAACCAGATTTAACTCATGTATCCTTGCAATTTTCATTGCGGTATCTCCGTATGTAAGCCTGACTATCGTCCAGGCACTATTTACATATGGATGAGTTTCTGTATTTTCAACCGAACCTAAAAATATCCTTGAACATTTCAATGAAAGCCGTTGTGAAAGAGGCTCTCAGACCACAGATTTGTGATTATGCCGCAGCATAGAGCAGCTTCATCTGCCCTTTAACCGGGAATGTAGCCATACAGCGAGCCTCAAAGTCTTTGGTGTCAATACTACCGTTGGCGACATTCGTCACTGCTATCAATTGTTGCTCTACTTTATCCAGCGCATCAGACTTCAGGTGCTGGTGAATTTTCTCACCACTATCTCCTGCTGCGGCTTTCGCCGCTTGATATACAAACCCTGGTAGCGCAACAGCATAGACCCATCTTGACGTAATCTGGCCAAATAGCGCAGGGCAGCCCCCCACATGACCGAAGTAAGGGAGTCCGGTCATCCTTGCAAGAGCCTCATAGAAAGGCTCCTTGAACCGCTTTTCCCATGACGTTGGTTTCTGGTAAACCATCAGGCTAACAATTTGGTCCTCTGTGAGCTGAAAGTTTTTGCTCAGAAGAAGATTTTTGATGTGGCGGTCACATGCGCGAGCAAACTTAGGCGATAGCCATCTTGCGAATTCAATCACAAGTTCTGGGTGAATCCACGTGCCGCCCTTTCTCCCTTTCTCAACCCGAACTAAAAGAGGATAAAAATCCTCTTTTATTTTTGATGCAGAAATTCCAAGCTCATCAGCAACTTCTGCAACATAAGATTTCGTGGCATCAGTTTTCAGCCAGTCCTTTGCCAACCTGCCATAGTGTTTCGCTGCAATGGTTGCATTTACCCAGCAATCAGAGGTAAATGGGAATTGCTGTTCATCAAACGTCATCGGAACAATGCTGCTCATAGCGTACTCCATACTTGTGAGATGAACCTTTGCCGAAATGAAACGCCAGCCCACCGAAGGCTCGCCAGCACTAAACTGACGTCTCCAAAGGCTCATTTCACAGGTTAGGGTTCGGTGTGGTTAGTTTGCTTGCACCGTGCAATAGCCGATCACCATCGGACATTTTTTGCAGTTGCATGCTGTGCCATTTCGGGTGGCAGTTCTTCTTAGGGTTTGTCACGCCCAATAAAAAAGCCCCGCTTTGTGCGAGGCCTATTGAACGGACTTTGTAATTTGCAGCGTCAATACTTTTTTAAAATATTTTCAGTTCAGGCATTGCTCTCTGATGTACTGCTGCAATCCAGCTATTTGCTTTCCGGCGACTTCGATTCGCTCTCTGAGGGTGAAATAATCCCGCTGAGCGGCGTCAGTAAGTCGGGCGCTGGCTGCATCATCCAGGCTGGAGGTGCCGGAGGTGGATTGCTTCGCGCATGTGGCGTTGAGCTGCAGCCGGCGCTTGCCACTAGCAACATCATCATGCAGCTGATCGATATTCGCTTTAGCATCTGCTAATTCCTTTGTGTATTTCTCATCAAGGGCGGCCACATCGCGCTGACGTTTATGCATATCGGTGATGGTGTCATTCGCCTGTTTCAGGCTGCTGTTCGCGGTATCTCGCTGTGCCTTATAATGATTGGCGTTGCCACGGTAATAGAGGGCGAACGTTACTGAGGTGGCTAATAGCAGTAGAATCAACAGAGCGAGAGCAATGAGCACTTTAGCCTTTAAGGTCATAAGCACTCTCCGCCAGGCACATTGAGCGCTCCATGTCGCGACGGTTCATTAGCCCGCGCCATTTCTGCCCGCCTGCATAAATCCAGCGGCGCAGTTCTTCACATGCACCATCAACATCGCCAGAGTTGAGTTTCTTCAGCAGTGACGATTTAGAGAATGCGCCCGATCCAACGTTGTAAGTGAAGCTGTATAACGCGGCCCGCTGGTATTCGCCCAGCGGCACTTTGACCATGCTGTCAACCGAACGCTTAACCGGCTGCAGGTCATTCCATAGCAGACGATCACATTCGCGGTCGGTGTACTTCTTGCCTTTGATGATGTCGGTGCCGGTATGACCGTCACAAACTGTCCAGACGCCAGCCACATCCTTATAAGGCTCGTAAACCCTGCCCTCTACCCCATCCTTTCCGCCGAGGAATACCGTAGCGATAGCCATAGCTCCGCCACCCGCGACAGCAATAAGCTTATTGCGCAGGCTGTTTGAGATAGCCATGGGTTATTCCTCGTTGATGTCTGGTGCAGTGGGCCTGCGCTGAAGAGCCTTGATTTGCGCCAGGGTAGCCTTGCGCTTGTAGTACCAGTTGATGCCGAGCGTGAATAGCGCGACCAAGATACCGGCCAGCACGCCTACAGCACTCCATTCATCGGGACTAAGCCTGGTCAGCAGACCATTGGCGATTGTCCCGGCAGATGCGCCGTAAGCTGCGCCAGATGCCAGTTTGCTCATATCGATACTCATATCACCTCCGTGATTACGGGCGGTGCTGTATGTAGCCAGAAGAAAAGATCGCCCGTTGCCACACAGGAAAAAGCGAGAGTCGAGGTTGATTGGCAGGGGCGAAAAACGAAAAAGGCCCACCGAAGTGAGCCTTTGAATAGGATACTTAAAGCTGTCAGGCAGCGACTAATTCAAGCCGCTTGCCAAGCGCATTCAGCGCTTTTTGAACCGTATCGATTTTGGTCGAGTGGTGCAGATCAAAGATGCGCGTCACTTCCTGCTTTTTAACTCCCATGCGTGCGGCCAGCTCAACCTGAGTTAAGCCGGAAGCAAGGAAAGCATTCAGCAATAGCACCTTCGCCGACACACTCGCTGGAACCTCTACAAAATCACCGGTAACCGGACTTGGTGCCGGAACTGGCTGGCTGTCTTCAAAGTAGAACTCAAATGAAGTAACCAGCGCATCCAGTCCCATATCCAGCGCTTGCTCGCGCGTATCGCCCTGAGTATGCGCCTCCGGTATATCCGGGAACGAAACCACATATCCGCCGTCGCACGGCTCGAGATTAATCGGGTATCGCATATCGTGTTAGTGAAACTTCGCGAGAACCAGCCCCAGAGGGCTGGTTAATTATTTCAGGCCTAACTGCTTCATTATGGCCTTTCGCAGTGGTTCTTTTAACTCAGCGCCGGGATGCCTCGGCATTACACTTCGTTTCCCGTTGTATCTCAGCTTCAGATGGTTAGTACCGTTTGAAACTTCGACTCCCTGAGATTCAAGCCACCGCCTGAACTCGCTTTGCTTCACTACTCCTCCTGTCTATTGAACATGGAACCATAGTAAACATTTATGCCTACTTGGTCAACATTTTTGTTTACTGGAGGGTGCGAAACTTTACTATTTTCGATGTTAACTGCGAAATCATGAATCTTAATGGCTATTTAGCGGCTGTTAGGAGCACCTATCCCAAGGAAGGGATATTCCTGCACTTATACCCTATCGCGGATAATAAAAAAGCCCCGCCGACTGGTGAGGTCGCGAGGCTTCTTGGCATCCACATTTATGCAACTGACCGTTGAAGCCGCGATCTGTTCGCTTCACTTCCCGATCATGCCGCTAATGTGCCAGGTTAAATGCCCTTTGTCTTTGTCATTTCGTGCTATTTGGTATAATCATGCAGCTATTTTAGGAATCTCCTTCTCCATTTCTCGCTTAATTGCGTAAAACATTTCTCCTTCGAGGATGTCCATCGCCCATTCCATTCTGTTCCGGGCCTCCTTTGGCGAGATGGCGCAATAATAAATCAGCGATGAGCCGATGTTTTGCACGCTCTTGCGTTTGCAGTAGCGTAATCTGGCTACGTTTCGAAGCGGATTGTCCTTACCGAACGTCTTTACCATGACAGATTCAACAAAGGCGGCATCATCGGATTCTTTGGCGAGAGCGATGATGTTTGCTGCTGATGACTGAGGAATAAGCAGGTCACGCGCCTTGCGGAACAACTCATCACCTCGCAGCCCTTCACAATGCAGCTGTGACACGATTTTCTCTATCTGTCTGCCCTTCTGCTCACTCCATTCACAACGCATCATCAGGCGGCCAATCAAGTTTACTTCTGCACGGTCATAATCTTCTCCGCCCAGATGATTGCCCCACACGCCAAGCAGATGGCGTACCCATGCCTGCTGTGATTTGTTGATGGTCTTCCAGCCGTTGCCGAATAACCGGCGCATGTCTGCCGCGCTGCGGACGCCTGACAGCCTGACGATTTGCTGATAGTCACGCTCAATGCGCATGCTTAACCCCCATCATTTTCGCCGTGTTGCGGATTATCCGGTAGTTGATCTCATACATGCCGCGCATCTTGAGGATGCGTAGCCTGAGCCACTTCTCTCTGAGGTATTGGGTCATGCTGCCTCTCTCTGCTTAACCAATGCGCGCAGAGCAGCCCTGTAACGCGCCCGGAGGCTGTCCAGTTCTTCTCTGGTGTATCGGTGAGGTTCTTTGTTTGATTCGAGCGCCAGAACACGCTGAAGGCCTATTTTCGTGATGAGATTGATGCGGTATGGACTGATGTTGCCTGACTGGTGCGTATTGCACGCACTGCACTGGCTGTGAACATTGTCCTCATTGAAACGTAACTGCGAAGCCGCTGCAGTTGTCCTGTAATGCCCTGCGTGATAGCTGACTGCTGTTGTGCTGCCGCAGCTGATGCAGATATTCCCGTCCCGCGCCCGGATGTAGTCGTTGAATGCCCGCTGAGTCATATTCATCCAGTGGCTTAACGGCTTTACATCGGCTTTGCGTTTATTCCATGCAGCGCGCTCAGCTTTCTCCTGGCGCTTTTGCTTGCGCTCGGACATCTGGTTAGCGAGTTGGATGGCACATTTGGGAGAACATACGGTCTGGAGGCTATTGCGGGGGATAAACTTTTCAGGACAGCATTTGCACTTCTTAGGCTTCGGCAGTTTGGCGCCTTTAGCCATCACTTTCTCCTGTCATGTCGAAGTTCGGATCGCTTTCCAACCACGAATCGATGCACGACGCGCAGCAGTAAACTTCCTCCGTGGTGAGCCATGCTGGACAGCCAGCGCACCTGATAGCGGATATATCGCCAGGCGCAACGGATTGGGTAGTAGTCGAAATACTCTGCATACTGATAGTCCTCGTTACAGGTTTCGCAGTTAGCCCCGTAGTGATACTTGTCTTCTGAGGTGAGGATGGTGTTGCAGCGGCAGCAGCGTTCTTTGATTGTCATCATCAGCTCCACATTTGGTTTCGATACTGCTTTGATGGCTTTGGCTCTTCCCGAAACTCTGGCAGCAGTGCGCTCACCAGCCACAGGCGTGGGTCTGCTGAGAGTGTCTTCTGAGTTTTGATATTGCGGGAGGCGTAGCGGGAAAGGAGTTCGGTAGCGGTTTCGGTGTCTACAGGGTCGTGGCAGAACCATGTATGCTTCATCCATACCTCCGATGCAGATACATGCAGCTATAGAAATTCACCCCTGTAGCTTCCGCCACCTGGCGGTATGTCATACCCTCAGCCTTGCACCGGATGATGTTTGCGAGGTCCTTCGCACTGTAGCGGCGCTGGCATTTCTCACCAAAGCTAATGCCAGTACGAAAGGCAACGTTTGTGATGCTGGAGACAGGTCTGTCTAACTTCTCGGAAACTTCCTTTCTGGTCATGGTTTTTGCCATTTCCCTGATTTGTTCAATCTCAGACTTTGTGTAGTGTTTAGCCATTGCGTTTATCTCCGTTGTCTTTTCCCCAGCGCTGCGCCCACTCGATTTCTAACCGGGCTTCGTCGCTGAATTTCACGTTGTGCTCTGTGCCGAACCAGTAAATCGCCTCAATCACTTCAACCATCTCACTCACGCGCATCTTGCTGGTCCGGGAGCCGAACATAACGACGCCGCCGCCGATGCCGGGTGCGGTGCGCTGCTGTTCGTTTTTGGATTTCGCTACGAGTGCGGTAATGAGGTCTTTCCAGTCATCAGGTGTGTACTTCTGTCCGTACCACTCAACCTGCCGGGACAGGTCATGCAATAGCGGCCACATGCGCCGGTTCTGGTCTGAGCTGCGCTTGCGTTCCTGAATGACTATTTCGACTGGTTTTACGGGATTGGCGGGGAGTTGCTGGATGGCGCTGATGCAGTTTTGTCGGATATTGTCGCTCC